CGCCCTTGTGGGCGCACACCTTAGGTAAATACTTTACCGTTCTATTAATATGTTTCGCGATCGTGCACCTATAACTACGTACTGGTCCGCCCCCCATGTTGGCATAGGCCATAATGGTGGCGGATCGGCTTCATCCCAAAATCAGTCGATTGATAAGTATCAATACGAATGGATTGAGGATGGAAGTGGAGGAAACCAAGAAGAAAACCCGTGTTCGCACTTTTTCGTGCAGCGGGCTATCGACAAGGCGATACCACTCCGTTATAGTAGTTCAATGAATCACAATGGTAGTGGTCCATGGACTGATTGGACGGCGTATGACAAGGGGTCCGTTTTCGGACTCACGTCATACTCGCCCTATGCTACGTACGACCTGCGATACGGTACATATGATAACCCCTATACGGGGTTACCATCATTGACTAGACTCGACGGGCCGAAACTAGTGATAGTTCAGCCTGCAGAGATCAGTACCTTGATAGATGATAGTTTAAATACTATGCTACCAGGTATTAGGCCGAAGCTTTCGATCCTTAACTCGTTGTACGAGCTTAAGGATTTGAAAACTCTACCTAAGTCACTCGCTAACATACGTCGCTGGCGTATAGCTTTTGATGAGTTCAATAGAACTCTCAATCGTCATACGATCAGAACCTTGTTGCGAAGTACCGTCCGATCGGCTTCAGACATTTATTTGCAAAATGCATTTAATGTCCAGCCGATACTGTCTGACATGAAGGGAGTAATCTCTTCACTTCAGAGCGTTAAGCGGCAGGTCAATAGCTTGCTTGCTAACGAAGGAAAAGTTCAGAAACGCCATTTTAGGCGTTTTCTTAACCGTTCATACGTTAACACTCACGAAGAATTTAGCTATGCCAATTCTCCCTGGACGGGAGATGGTACTAGTACAATTCAACGTGATGTCGCGTATCTCGATCCTACGTTCTGTGCTACCCTCACTTACTCTTACGAGTTAAGTGGGTTAGAAAGAGAGAATGCTCTCTTGAATGGTTACTTGGATAGTATGGGAGTCTTTACAAACCCCCGTATTATTTGGGCTGCCATCCCATGGTCATTCGTTGTTGATTGGTTTGTCGGCATAGGCCGATTTCTCCAAGACAACTTTTCCATGCGTAACATAGAACCGAAAACACATATTATATCGTACACCTATAGCTTCAAGGTACGCAGGTCGGTCACTACTCGTATGAGTATGACCGGATCAACCTACGGACCTAGTTGCGTTGGTGTACCAATATGTAGTGGATATGAGGAAGCGTATATACGTGTACCTCATAAACCTGACATATATCGCTCACTTCGAGTGAGTGGCCTAGACCCGGAAGAGTTTAGGCTCAGCACTGCGTTACTCGGTACATTTATCCGAGTCCCGCACTAACACACGCCTACTTGTGAGTAGGCCTAGCCGACCGTCTAGTTAAACGGCCAAACTGCATGTTAGCTACAGTACTTAACACTAATGAAGTGAAGGACCGCGCTGGTTC